GTCCTTGTTCGTGGGGAAATTCCTCACGTTCAAGAATAAAGGATTCCATTACTGACAATGTCAGTACTGGAACCTTTCTATATATCTCCTCGACTTCGTCAGGGAGGTATAAGTCTAATCCTCCCCAGTAACTGGGGAGCATTAGATGCCAGTAAACTCCACTGGAGCGATCTGGCATAAGGGATCCCATTCTTACAAAGAATCGGTCCCTGACCATATGTACCCACTTTGTGGGAAAATGGTCTCTGTTTAGCCATTTTAGGGTTCTACCCAGGGAAATTCCCTTTCCAATGGCTACATTTCTATCACTACTAACATCGAAACTCTTTGTTAGTGGTGATAACAATCGTACCTTTATAGAGTCTACAAAGGGCGATTGCTCATACGCCAGAGTGGAATCATTGATTCGTCTGACGTCAAAAGTCCTCGTCAACACACTGTGTATGTCGAGAACTTTCTCACAGTACTTCACAACTTTGTTGGAAATACCGTGTTTTCCACGGGAAAGGACTGAGCCACATCGTTTGTGGTTCAGGGTTATTCTCCCGAGATACTCGGGAGGACCGATGGCCAAATGGTCATCTCCTCCAACGTGATATGTACGCCAGGGTGGTGAGTCATAGACCCGCCCTGCCGTTATACCTAAGTAGGACCGCATTGCGGCTTCTTCTACAAATAGGTTTAATAATGTGAGGACCACCTTTGTAAGGGGTTCTCCCATCATAATCCCCCTGGACTGTTTCTCTGAAATCAGTCCATGGCCGATAAAACACCTATCACTAGATACTAATGATAGGCACGTTTCTATCAGGTTTGATCTAAGACCAATCCCTGATATAAAACCCGATAATAGTTGGATTCCAACTACCTTGGGTATATGGTCGGTTGCCTCTTTGAGGTCCGACGATAAACATTTAAAGTCTACATCGTAGACTTTATTTGACATCAGGTATAGGCTTTGCCATGCCTGATCAGTCTTCTGAAGACTACTCCTCACTGAGGGGTGATTCTTCAGGATATCCTTTAGAGCATGGGATAATCCCTGCTGTAAAGTATTAAGCCAGAATGGACCAGTGGTCACAATTCTCGCTTTAAAGCCCGGTTCTGGCACTGTCAGAACCCGGCATGGGATGGCTAGTCCGGTCTTTGACCAGTCTCGAAATTCGAGATAAGAGACTACCATTATCTGCTT